TTAAAGACTTGTTCAAGTTTGATGGCGGTGGAACAGGCTTCGTTGAAGACTTCTTGGGATTCGACTTCCCGTGGATTGCATTTGCTGAAGGTGGTGTCGTTCCAGGCAAGCCAAAGGTTCTCGGCGACTCATCTCGCAATGACACAGTTCCGGCATTGCTTTCTCCCGGTGAGGCTGTCATTCCAAGAAGCATGATGAAAGACAAAGGCGTTGCAGCTTTCGTCAATTCTCTTTTCTCTGGAACAAAACCATCTGGTCATTTCCTCGGCATTCCTGGAACTGAAGCTGTTCCTTTCGGAGATAAAGAAATCAAATCTGCTGGAGATTGGCTGGGAGATACTTTCGTTCCAGATAAAATAAAGAAGATTTACGATTCCTTGAAAAGATTCATTTCCAATATCGACTTGAAAAGATTGGTTACTGACCCAATTGGAATGATTACTGATGCAATCAAAGGCGGTCTTGGATTCTTGGTCGAACCATTCAAGCAGATGATGAAGTTCAGTACAGGCGGAATCGTTCCCGGAAGCGGAACTGGAGACTCGGTGCCTGCAATGTTGACTCCGGGAGAGTTCGTCATCAATCGCAATGCTGCTCAGTCTTTGGGAAGCGGACTTCTCAATAGATTGAATAACGGAGCGATGCCTTCTGAATCTGCTCCAATCTTCAACATCAACTTGAACATCGAAACAAGAGACGCGCTTGATGCTTCCTTCATTCGCAATACATTGGTTCCGACCATCAAGAGCGAGCTGAAGGCAAGTTCATTGAGAGGTGACTTCGTGTTGTCAGCGAAAGGAGTTCGCTCGTGATTCAACTCATAGAATATGGATACCTTCAAACTCCATATCTCAGCGAGTTTCCATATCTTCAGCCTGCTGCCGAGCAAGGTCTTGCTTTGCAAGCCCAGTTCGCTGTCGGCACTGACCGCGTTGCTGGTGTTCAATTCCTCGGAAATCTGACAAAAGACAAATCACTTGGAAGCCAGTTTGAAGGTTTCATTCAAAACTTTGAACAAACTCGTGGATTGCAGACTGAATTGGCTGTTATTGATGAAGCGACGGCAGCTTTCCAGGCGTCTGTTGTTAACACTCAAGATGATGTGAATGGATTGCAGTCTTTGCTTTCCATTATGAATGACAAGCCCGCTGGATTCCAATTCGATTCACGGCCAACGCAAGATAAGCAGAAAGGCTTCCAAGCTCATGCCTTGATTGAAGGCAAAGAGAAAATAAAAGCCATTCAATTCAGACCAGGCCATGTCGCGCATTATGAATGCTTTGGTGGCGGTTATCTCAACGATGAACCATATCTATCCGTTTATCCGTATCTGAACTCGTTCATATGCGCGACGTTCGGTATCCAATTCCAATCAGTCAAAGAAGACACGAGAGCGATTCAGTTCCGTTCGGCGTTGTACAACACGACAAACCTTCGCATTTTGATGGACTTCCCAAGCCGTGGAACGACTGGATTGAACTGGACTTCGACAAGCACAGCATCCAGCTCAACCAACAGCTTCTCAGTCAACAATGTGAACACGGACATTGTGGAACAATACTGGCGTTCAGTGACCGGCGTTCTATCGGCCACTCTTTCTTGTGATACCGAACTGCCTCAAGGTGTCTATCTCGACACGCTGGCAATCCTCAATCACAACTTGTCTGGTTCAGCGACCGTCATCCTTCAAGGTTCAAGTGATCCGAGCTTTGCAACTATTCCGGTCAATGTGACGCTCGAATATGAAGCGACCAATATGTACTACATCGCTCCTACATTGCCTCTGAATCCATATCGCTACTGGCGATTGAACGTCAGTGACCCAGGTTCAGCAGATAACTTCCTGCGGATTGGTACAATCGTCTTCGGTTCTGCAATCATCTTCAGCCAGGAGAGCTTTGTTGACCGTGTGAGATTCGGCCAGCGTCAGTTCGTAGATAAAGTTTATACAGAAGGCTTCACAAATATCAGCAACGACCGCGGCAAGAAGAAGTATCTGAGCCTTGAATTCAGGAATCTTTCTTATGGCCGAATCAACTTCCAGAATATGCGCGAGCTGTTCGATTATGCAGGCATCACTCTCAAATGTCTCTACATTCCTGTGCCTCAACAGCCAAGCAGATTTGCTGTCTTTGGAAAGTTGGCAGATATTCCTGCTGAGGAGCATAACTACAAAGGTGCTGATGCCGATTACGTCGACTTCTCAATCGAAGTGGATGAGTCGCTATGAGTTCATCCAATCGAAAGCCATATCTTACGGCAAGCAGCATCAATCAGCAGTTGCTTAACTTTGCATCTGACAATCTTGCAAATCAGCTTGAGTTGATTGTTGAGATTCAGGCTCCAGATGGTTCAATCATTCGAGCTTCAGATAGAAACAAATATGTCGGTGAGCATTTCTACGAAGCTCTGACAAACTTCCCTGCTGTTGTGAGAACTGTCGGAGAATGGCTGACTGAAGGTCTTCTGTTCTCTGAAATGACGTTCGAGCTTTCAAATGCAGATGGTAGATACAATAAGTTCCTTCCAGGAGGAGCGAACTTTGCAGGATGGGTCGGTAGAACAGTCACGGTCAAGATTGGCTTGAGAGATGTTCAATCGAGCTTCTTTCAAATCTTCAAAGGCGAAGTGACAGAGGAAGCAGGCTTTAGTCGTTCAATCAAATCTGTGACCATTCGAGCGCGAGATGTTCTGGCAAAGAATAATGTTTCATTTCCTACAGGAGTCTTCACGCTTGCAGATTATCCGAAAGCATCTGATGATTTGCTAGGCAAAACGATTCCTGTCATCTATGGAGATTGGACTGAACTTCTTTCTCCAATTACGGCATCGATTCCATGCTATCCGGTCAACTCAAACGACATCTTCGTGAACAACAAAGAACTCACAGTGACAATCGCTCTTGGCACTCCTGCAATCTTCTCAGCGTATCGGCACTGTCTTGAGGCAAATGACCAAGTTGATTTGATGACAGAGGGAACGCTTCCCACAGGAATCACTCAAGGAAAGAAATACGTTAAAACGGTTCTTTCTGACTCGACGTTCACTCTCTCGGATACTCTCGGCGGGACAGCTCTCAATGCCTCTGGCACTCAAAGCGGAAGGCATTACATCACCAAGCATTCGAATGAACCACATGAGAATATCAAGCTCGTAATTTCATCAAATGCCTTGTTTTCGATTGACACAAGCAATCTTTACATGCGCCGTTCGAGTGTTCTTTATCAAGTGCCTGCTGCTGATGTTGTGAATATTTCGGTCAATAAGAACACATTTGAACTGAAGCAGAACTCGACGAACTGGTTCGAAGGCGGAAAGTATTACTTCGAGAGAGCAGACGAGTTCTTTATTCGCTGCAAAGGCAAGAATCTAAGCGGTTACGATAATAATGCGGTCGCTATCGCGCAGGATATTCTAACAACCTACGGAGGCGTCTCTGGAGGCGATTTCGATGCTTCATGGACAACCTTCAAAACCAAATCATCTCCTGCAACTGGTGCTGTAGCGAACTGGCGAGCGAGAGCTTGGATTGGCGAGCCGAAGAATACTATGGAATATGCCTCAAACCTGCTTCAGCAAGTCAGGATTCAGCTTTTCCAGAACAAGGAAGCAAAGCTGGACCTTCATGCAATGCACTGGGATGAGTTTGATAACACGCCGTCCTACACAGTAAACAACTGGGATGTCGAAAGAGATAGCCTCAGACCGACACTGGATGTTCAAAATAACTTCAATCGCGCCAGAGGAACATTCGGCTTTATTCCAGAGGCAAATGCTTCTGGCTTTGCAACAACATATTTTCGCAATCAGGCAGCAATCACTCAAAATGGCCGAATCCTGACAAGAGACTTGGATTATCCGAATCTGTATCGTTCAGCAGATGTGGAGGTTCAGGTCAAAGAGACTCTCAAGCTGGCATCTGGCTATCGAGAGGTCATCGAAGTGACCTTGACCAGCCGAGCGATTCTTCAGGATATTGGCGAGTGGATATTGCTCGATGTTCAGATTGGAGCCTCGCAGTTCGTGGCCGTTCCATGCCTTGTGCGCGAGATCGGCTACTCGCCGGACGGCTTGAAACTGCCCATGAAATTATGGTCTTTTGCTATGCTACCGTTCGGAACGTGGAATCCTGGCTACACTGGCATCGTTGGCGGTGTCTCGGCAACTATTACAGCAGAATGAATTGGTGTATCTTTGAACAGAACTTAACGGAGGCTTGAATCATGGCAGTCCTTTTGACTATCTCGGAAACACTCAGCGGTTCAGAAGTGGCTGACAGCCTCGCTGGCGGCGGAACAGGCGTCGATCTCGGTCAGGTCGTCAACGGACAATATGCTCCAATCGTTGACCAGGTGACAAACGCTGGAGCGCAGGTTCTTTATTTGCGCCACAATGCGGTTGTTGACCCAATCACGAACCTGAAGTTCTACTTGGATTCGTATTCCAGAACTGGATTCACTTACGGAGGAGCTGCCACAGCTTCCTCAGATTACAACGTCCTCAAAGCCGAAGGTTCGGCTTCTGATGTTACTGCTGACGCAAAGAACAACTCCAACGGCTTGGCTTCTGGCATCTGGATGGAGCAGCAATATAACGTAGCAACTTCAAATCAGTTCGACATTGCAACAGCTCGCGGTTCCGACCCAGGAAGCAAGTTCGTTCAAATCTTCGGCAAGTCTGCTGCCGGAGTAAGCGAAGCGACCGCATTCGACATCATCAAAGAGTCTTGCCTTTACACGCCAGACAACGTGGCTGAGAACGCTCCTTCTGCTCCGGTTGATGGAAAGGTCGGAAAGAGCGACGACAGCGTACTTGGAAACCGCGCTAAGCTGCGCTTTCGCATCTACTTGCGCGAGGCTTTTGCTGATGGCGGAATCTTCCAAGCATCTCTGATCGCACGATTTTCACACACGGCTTAACAGGCAAGAGAGGAAACAAGATGTTGCTTCTCTCACAAGAAATCCAAAACATCCGCGGCTTGCGGTGGAAGTTTGAGTACACTGATAAGCCAGCTCGAATTGGCGGATGGGATTACACTGGAGATGACCCGCTTCTCCAGGCATGGCGGCAACCGAAGGAAGGACTTCTCTTTGCCGTCCTTGAGGCAAAAGACTTCAATCAAGTCATTCATCGCGTGTTCGAGTGTCCAGGCCAAGACTTCTGCAATTTTCAATGGGAAATGGAAGCATCTGTTTCCTTGAACGGCAAAGTTGGCAATCATCGACAAGTCGGACTGACTCTCGTATCAAGGTCAGAACGCGCTACAATTTTCAAGAATGGAACCTACCAAGTTGAGAAACGGAAATCAGACGATTTAGACAATCACTATTTGTATGGAAAGGTATAACCAATGCCACAGACTACTACCGCATATGGTCGTCAGGACGTTGCTTGGCCGGATTTAGGCTCTGATCCAGGCTCAACGCTTCATGCCCAGATAACAGCTGCAATAGGCTTCCTGTCGAATAACGTCACAGCTCGCTGGTCTGGCAGTTTGACTTTGGCAGCTTCTGCAACAAGCGACATTATTCATAACTTCAATTCGAACTTATTGAATCTGAAGTATTTCGTTGTTGAGTCAGGAGTTCCGCTGTCGAAATCGGCTCAAGATGCCAGCTATCTATTCACGTTCGTTGATGCGGATACGATTCGTGTTCAAAACGTGACCGGCGGATCAAAAACATTCGAAGTCTACGTTTATCCAACAGCCTTGAATATCAGAACGGCTGACCTTGACCCTGCCATTGATGTTGACACTTCTGGAAAGCTCTCGATTGGCGGCAGATTCGCTTCCAGTCAAATCGCAAGCGGAGCAACTGGTTCAAACCAGACTTTGCCTGACCCTGCTGCGATGGCTTACACGCTGACGGATGCAAACCTCGTCTCTGTTGATGGAATCACAGCGCCGGTTGATGGCAAAGGCAAGGTTGTGATTTATCACAACGTGACTGGAAACACGGTTCAGTTCAATGACTCAACTGGAACGGCTGCAAATCAGATTCTCACTGGAACAAGCGCACCACTTCAGCTTGCTGCCAATGCCTCAATCATCCTTCGCTATGACACTTCTGCTTCCAAATGGAGAGTTATTGGTTCGACTGGTGGAGGCGGCGCAGAGCTGTCTATCACTCAGGCAAACACGTTCACGGTCGGTCAGGCAATCTACTTCAACGGCACGAACTGGGTAACGGCAAGAGCTGACTCTCTTTCAACTGTCGCGATGGGAATTGTGAAGTCGAGAACGGCATCGAACTTCATTGTCACCTTGCTTGGAGAAGTCACAACATCTGGCCTCGTGGCTGGTTCTCTTTATTACCTCGACGCCACAACAGCCGGAGCTTTGACCACAACTCAGCCATCAGCTCCAAATTTCTCTCAGCCAGTTGGTATGGCTCTCTCGACAACCAAATTCCTTGTGGGAATCCAAAGAGCTTTGGACTTGCGCGGTCCAGCTCCGACCGTGAACACTCAAACATCGCTCACGGCTGCCGGAACAATCACTCTCTCTGTTGCAGCACACGAAGAACAGATTCTTGTTGGAACTGCTACTTCTGGAGGAGTGACTCTGGCTACTGCTGCTTTCGGTTCAACCGCTCCAGTGAACGGAAAGAAAGTCATCTTGATTGGAAACAGCGACGCGAATCCAATTATGTTGACTTCTGACACGACACCGGTTGCCAAAGGATTGTGGTTGAATGGAGACATTCAGCTTGGCAAAGGCAAGACGCTCACACTTGTCTACAATTCAACACATGACGCTTATCTTGAACTCGCTCGAAACGCTTAATCCAGGAGGATATGAGATATGAATTGGAAATTATTTGGAACGATGGCTGCGCTGATTGGAGTCGGCGCATCTGTTGCACTTGGACAAGGAACGACTCCAACAATCCTTGAAGGAAACTACATCAGCAACGTATTTGGACAATCGAACTTCATCAAGAATCCGAATGCAAAGTTGAACACAAAGGATGTGACAGTATCATCAGCGGTTGTATCTCAATCGAAGACAAGTCCGTTGGTTGCTTCATCGAAGTTCCTCGTGACCTTCTCAGCAGGCGGAACTGTAACTTGGGCAACACGTTCTTTCGATGCCGGAATGAAGAATCAAAATTGTGAAGCAAGATTCACTTACAAAGGTTTTTTGGCAACATCGAAAGCGCAGGTGAAGCAAGGTGCAAACGTAGTCGCTGAATTGGCTTTGTCTCCAACTGGTACAGACCCAAGAATTGCTTCTATCAACTTCCCATGCGGTGACCTGTCTGCATCAACAACTTTCGTGTTGACTGACTCAGCAGTGAACTCAGGCACAAACGAGATCGGTGGAATCTACGTCGGCCTTGCGACTAACCAAGCGAACGTGGCGCAGGCTTCAAAAATCGGTGGTTGGGATAGTTTTTTGTGCGGCGGTGAACCAAGTTTAACCACTGGAACAGCGGTGTGGTCTGCACCGAACGTAGCAGGATCATGTTCCGGAACGCCAGTTGGATTAGCAAGTGCGGCATTGTCTAATCTAAACACATTGACGTTCGGTTTTAGCAATTTGCCGCCAGGCGAATATGTATTTATGATTCCTGCGTATGTTTATCCAGGTACAGTCACATCCGGAACAGCGCGATGTGATGGTAGAATTAAAGAAACAACATTAAGCCTTTTGGATAATGGAAATTCATTCGGTTTTTCCAGTACAACATCATCATTTAGTACTGGACAAATTACGCAGTTTAAATTTCAAAACACAGTAACCGCAAATCGTATATTTCAAATAGAATTAAATCGAACGAATGGACTAGGAAATTGCAACGCTGGAACATTAAACTTTGCCCAAAACGTATCTCTCTACCGCTTTCCCACCTCCTCCGAACTTGTCGTGACGCCTGAGCGGCAGAATACTTTTGCGGGAATCAAAGGTGTTGCAACGGCAAATACCAACTCTGTCACAACAAACGCTTGGACAAAACTTACAGCCGGATCAACTTTAACAAGAACATCATACGGCAAAGCAAAAGTCGAATCGAATAACGACTATTCTATTACCATCGAAAATCTGCCAGTCGGTTCGTACTATGTAACGACAACAGCTTTCTATGCTTCATTGTCTGCCGGTTCAGGTGATCAAACCTCGTGCTTCTTTGGATTAGCCGACACTGCTACTGGTGGCGCGCAAATTGGTTCGCTGCAGGTCAATGCAACAGGAGATGCAACTTTAACAGCGCAAACTGGCGCAGGGTCAACAATCGGTGGAGTTTATACAAATACATCAGTCGCAAATAGAACCTTTTTTGTTCAGGCATATAGGTCAAATGGTTCTGGTTCATGTTTGTCTTACAGCGATTCAAACCGTCCTGTAACCATCTCAGTAATCCCCCTCGACCAACCTTCAAACTCTGCGCTGTACGTCCAAGGTCCGATTTTGGGGGCACAAACAGGTGCGACGATTGCTGCGGGATATGTTGGTGAGGTAAAACGATTGTCTAGTGGAGTTGTTAATGTTCCATCATCCAACAATTGGTTTAGTGTTGGTTCTGGCATTACATTAACGGCTGGAGTTTGGTCGTGTAGTGCATCATTAGCATTCAATAGAAATGGCGCAACATTTACTTCTACCGGAAATTTAATTCAAGCATTTAGCGAAACAACTACTGGCCCAACGTATCATTGGGAAAGACAAGGTATCGGTAGATCTGCAGATGCGTTGCCGACTTCTTTTACAACATTTAACGTAGGTATAAGGCCGATAATTTTTAGTTCAAACGGCACGCAACTCACTTGGCCTGATGGCGTAACACGCGGAACAAATGTGCTATATACTGTTGGTTTTATCGGCGTTTACACTGCTGGCACGCCTCAATATATTTCAGAAACAGAATGCGTTAGAATCAACTAACCACAAAGGGGCAAACATGCGACTCGTCCTTGCTTGCCTCTTTCTTTCCTCTTGCGGGTTCCCAGACCCGCGGGATCCCCAACTCTCACCAGACACACTTGCAGCAATTAAACTCAAAGCCTCAGAGACAGCACAATGGACGCCATGGTGTGACGGTTATCCTTCTAGAGAACATTGCGACGATGGCGATGGATTAGCTGGAATACTAGGCTTCGGTTGTGCTGTTGGCTTCAAGCCTGCGTGTGAAGGTGTTTCTCAGTCTGTCAAAGACGGCCAACTCTACAGGGCACCTAATCGCAATGACACTGACAACACTGCCTCAAGAGATCAGTTGTTTGGCTTCATGGCTGCACAGCTTCATGGCGAGAACAGATGGCTAGATGTGAAACGCTTTATCAAAGACAACGGCCAAATCTGCAAAGATGCCACTGATAACCGCTGTGACTTAACACCAGTGTCACTTGCGTTGCTTGGCTTTACTCATGCACACCTTGGATACACTCGCGATCCTACAATGTGGTTCAACGGACAGATCTTCGGCAAGACGCTTCTCACTCAGTCCATTACTGTACCAACAGGCTACCAACTTAACCTTGTTGCAGAGGCGGCCTACATAGCGTGGAAGACAGGCTTTGAAGATAGAATCTCATATGAAGCTGCAAGGAACGTCTACCTCAGACAACCAGGCAATCCGTGGTTTTGCTACGTTGTAGAAGGTGCTGACGAATCATGCGCACAGCTTGCACTCGCACTGTGGCCAGATGAACCTGAACACAAAGAACAGTGGTCTATTGCAAGGGATACAACAGACGATGATTGGCAGAGGTCACAAGGCTGGGAATGGCTATTCCTCAGCGGCCTGTTTGGAATTGATCTGAATCGGCTGGACTACCACGGCAAACGCTATTCCAAAGATAGTCTTCCAACTCAGCAAGCAAAATAGCCGCGTGCTGCCTTGTAGCCAGGCCGATTTCAGGTGAGTCGATTGAACACTTGAGAGTGACTCGCATAACTTCAAGTTCGTTTTCAGTCAGTTCGTCCATCCAGCTTTTCATCGTCTTCCGCCTCAATGAAAGGTTTTAGTGAAGCCAGAGAGATGTAGTGTCTTTGGCAATAATAAGCGACTATTTGACCAAAACGAAAGCCTCGGTGAGTAAAATTTGATTCATCCAGCTCAATGTCCATATCCCATAGCTGAACGCCTCGTTTGAAACCAAGAGCAAAAGACCTTGCCTTTTGGTAAGACGAGAATGGTACACTGATATTCAGTTCGCCAGTCGAGCAAATGACAACGTATTTCATGGTATCTATCGTGTTGTGCGGATGCTTACCTTGCAAGTGTCAGAAGTTCGACTGGCCTTTCTCTGTTCATGGAGGACGTGTCGTGGATAATCGAAGACAAGAACGATTGATGGAGTGGCTGCTTCGCGTTATGCTGGTCGGTATCGCCGGATTCGCTGTTTCTTACTTGAAGGAAATCGGGACGCAGACAGCTTCACTGTCGAGCCAGTTCCTGGAACTGAAATACGAAATCAAGCGGCTTGCTGAGAATCAGATTGAGATGAATAGCCAATTCGCAAAACAGCTTGATAAGCTCGATGAACGTGTCTCCCAGATTGAGAAAGGAAAGAAGAAATGACAACTGGAGTGGTAGAATCGAAAGAATTGTTGGTTGCCTTGGTTCGTCTCGGAAAACTTGCCGCCAAGCAACTTGGCGATGGAGTGGATTTGTCAGATGCCGTTGCCGTTGCCAAAGCGTTGGCTGACGAAGAGTTCCGCAGGGCATTGATCGAAGGCTTCTCTGGCCTCTCTTCTGTACCGGAAGAACTCAAAGACATTGACGCTGGAGAGGCAGTCCAACTTGTCGGCGTCTTGTATGCAGAACTCGTCAAGTAAGAAGTGGAAGTCAATTTTCAAATGGCTCGGTTGGATTGTAAGTCTTGTTTCTCGGTTCCTGCCATCTAACCTGAAGGTCTGGGCAGTTGCTTTCAGCACTGTCGCCGGAGGCGCAGTCACTTTGCTTGACCAATGTGACAAGCAACCTGTAAAGCAATCGCCTCCGGCTTCCACTCCTTTGCCAACGCCATCTGCCTCGCCTTCACCGACTCCAACTTCAAAGCCAGAGCCAGAGCCACTGCTAAAAGTGCCGGAAAAAGTCAAAGCTGGTGAACTTTTTCACGTTGAGCTTTGCAATGTCGGCAATCGGTATGAGGTCAGCTTATATGCCGAAGAGAATCGACTCGGTTTCATGGGATTTGGAAAGCCTTGCATGAAGCTGGCAATCAAACTGAATCAAAAAGGCAAGCGAGAGTTGAATGCGCGGGGGCCTGATTTGCAAGTCTACGCGAATGTGGTAGTCGAATAGCATTCAAGCGGTGCCTCCGCATTGATGCCGACATGACGAGAAATCGTTATGTCGGTTTTTTATTGGTTAAAAAAAACGCCGCCATCCTAAGACAGCGGCGCTCTTTCACGAGGTCAAATTCGCATCAAGCCAACTTGCACTCTTCGCTTTGAATTTCGACTGGCAGAGCCAAGCCGGAGTTCTTCGCTTGAAGATCAGAAGCTCTTGCTTTCTTGACTTCAACTTCCAGAGTCTTCGGAGCAACTCGCAGACCGATAGCCTTTTCGCGGGCTTTCAAAGATTCTGCGCTAACATTTTCTACACAGACTGCAGAAGACTTACCGCGAATTTCAACGCCAACGACTCTGCTACCGGCGTCGCAGTCGGCAACCAAGATGTCTTCAACAGAAACCTCGGTACAGCCGTTGATAGACACACCGCGAATCTTCGAAACCCCTGACTCTGGCTCGTCCTCAGAGTTCACGCCGAACGCAACTTGAGTCGCGTCAGAACCAAGAGACTTGACAGCGTCTTTTGCATCAGATGTCTCGTGATCTTTGATTGTTACGCGCTCAACGCTTACGCTGCTTGCGCTATCGACGCGAACTGCGAAAGAGCCTTTGTGAACGTGGTGTTGACCGTCCAAGTTACGGATAATCTTGAAGGTCACAGGGCCAGTTCCCGAGCCGAAACCGAGAAGGGCGGCGCACTGTTCATACGTCACTGGAGTTTCGCTGTCTGCAGTCACAAGAGCAAGCGTGTCAGCATTGACAATTTTGAGCTTGAAGAGGCTGTCGCTCAAGTCAGGCAACAGAGCTGCAGCGTATGCGGTCGTTTGACGACGGTCGGTACGCGCTTGTGCCTGCTCAAGAATCTTGTCCTTATCGATATCGACAGAACCATCTTCTTTTACCAGCCATGGATAGATTTCACCATATCCGTAGTAGGTTCCGTCATCAGCAAAAATGTCACCTTGGAAACCGCCCTTAAGACCAACATGGTTTGCTGTCAAAGCTCCAAGCGCATTCAACATCGACTTACGCAGAGCAAGAATACCGAGGTCGATATTGCTGTTGTCAGCTCCACCCAACTGCGCTTGTGGAATAGCTGCGGTGAAGTATTTCTTCAGCAATTGAGCGCACTCAACTGCGGCAAGGCCAGCTTCAACAACATCGTTTCCTTTGTAAAGGCCGCTAGCTTTTTTAGCCGTCCAAGCGGAAGAGCCGGTGTAGTTTGCGACAGCTCTTGCGGCTGTGTCGAAAGAGTCAACCGGCTTAGATTCTGATTTGCTTGCAGGAACTGCTTCTTCCATTGCTTCTTTTGACCACAAGCAAGACGCAGGAGCCATGCTCGCAGCATCGCTGATTGCGTTTGTGTAACCGAAGGGACGCAAGCCGTTTCCGTTAAAGGTTTTGTTGAAACCAGCTCCAGGAGCGGCAATTGCAAGAGTTTCTTGCTGCGCTAAATGCTGACCGCTAAAAGTACAATCCATAATATAAATATCCTGAACTGTGCCACCACGGCTAGAAGCGAGAGGGCCTACACCATCAGCAGTTGAACCAACACGGAAACCGTAAGCCGTCGAATCCGGATAACGCGATCCGTCTTCTGTTTTCGGGTTCTGTGCGATCAAGTTTGTCGAGCGAGGTATCTGTTTTGTCGAAGTCATTCTTTGCTGAGAATCCATCGGCAAGCCAGCACGGTTTGCGGCAATGACGTTCAAGCTATTGTGACCAGTATTAACTTGAATATATGTATCATCAGCCGATTTCATCGACTTTTTATACGCAGCTTGCATTGCCAAAACAGATTTGCGAACGCTTGCAGCTTTGTCAGCAGGAACTCCAGCAGCAACAAGTTCAGCTTCGCTCTTCAAGACAGGGAAGCGCGTAGTCTTGCCGTTACCAAAGGTATCTGTAGCTCCGGCAGCAAGTGGTTCCCATTTCATCCAGGGGCAAGCCAATTTGCCAGCGGTTTCCCAGAGCGATGGACGCTCGAAGTATCCAAGCATAACTTCAATATTTGCTAGCTGTGCATAGTGCGACAGAGCCATTGAAGAATTAGATACCGCTTTGTTCAACATTTCCTGATGGACGTCTTTAAACACAATCTGTGAAGAGTCGTTGAATATCGCCGTTCCGAAATAAGAACCCTGATTAACCGTTGCTGCTTCACCCGAAGTGATGTTTTCAACCAGGAGTCCTTTGACGAAGTGGCCGCGAATTGCAAAGTGGTTATTTCGCAGCAAACGACCCGTGCCTGTTGAGCTATAAATATGCGCGTTTACCGCACCTTTGCTCGATAGACCAGCGAAGTGACCGTCAGACAAGTCAATAATTGAGTTGAAAGCAGCGACGCGATTTGGACGCTCGTGTGCGCCGATCCTGAAACCGTTCAGGTCAATGACTTGGTCTTTGCCCCACATCCGGATTTCGGAGTTGACACCAAGCAACATCATTGGTTGACGGCTTGCGTCTGTTGCGGCCCACAAAGAAACAGGGTCTTTGAGATACTCGACGTCTCCGCGATAGTTCGATGGTTTGACCATGCCTCGATGAGTAAGAGATTCTTGTTCGATCGTGCCCGGGAGCGCATGAATCAAACCTGTGTTATTTACTCCGTTCAGCGTTGTGTTTGCCGTCTGGAAACCTGGAAAAATGGCGTTACGAATGTTATTTACTTGGTCGCCCATCAACTTCAACTGACAGCTCACTTCACCAAGAATGACTGGACCCCAGCGGAGCGCAGCGTCGTTGCTGAACAGCAAAATAGTTTTGCCAGCAGCTCTTTTAGCAAGAGCATCCATCATGGTGCCGGAGGGGATTCCGTCTGCAATGTTTGCTGCTTTGATTGCATCCAGGTCAAGCACAACGCGACCGTTTGTTGCAGCGACAACACCGTCTTCACGATAATCTGGCACACGTTTTTCGCGACGACCTGTGTTGACGACTGGAGCACCGCCAAGCGTGGTTGCCGCTGTCGAAACTGCAGGGTTGCCGCCGACAGGAATCAAGCCAATAGCCTCATCAAACCGGATAGTTCCGGCGGCTTCATACTGTTTTACAAGGCGTTCACGTTCGGCGCGGAGTTTTTGATAGAGGGCTTCGCCTTTCATCTTTGTCTTTTTCATAATAAAACCTTTCGTTGAAAATTAAAAAGAATTTGACTAAAATTACCAAAAATTCAACTTTGCTCTGGCACCTCCTTATTGCCAACTGAGTTATTTATTAGCACTCAACAATCGTTGCTTCCAACGACAAATCAATTCTATAGCGTGTTTGATACAGTTGCATCATCAGATAGTCGCTGAAGCAAGTATATCATTTGAGCATTGCGTTGTCCGGTTTTAAAATAACCACACAAGGTGTCAATGAACACCAGACGCTTTTTATTCGATTTCTTTCTCTGCAACCTTGATGAAGAAGCCATCTTGATCCGACCACTTCTTCTCTGATGTCATGCGAACAATCTGCGAGTCATCTTCCCAGAGGATTTCGTTTGCAGCATCGGCAACGCTCTTGAATAGGTTGTCTACGTCTCCTCTCGGCGGATACGAGAACTCAGTCTTCTTTGGCTTTGCCATGTAAGCGATGAAATTCACAACGATTGGGCCGCTAAATGGTTCCTGGCAAAGACCTTTGAACAAGCGTCTGACGGTCGATTCAAATTCGCGTGTCGCGGAATCGGTGAAGGCTATGCCACGATGAAATCTGGGCCTTCCTTTTGGCTTCACTCGGATATCGGATACGATTTCTAAGGAGCGCGTCATATGATTATTCCCGTCAGTTCTCATTTGATGCCATTAATTCACGAATGTCTTGCTATTGCATATCAAACTATCGAGGACGAGGAAACTGCCGAGGCAATCGCGGAAGTGATGTGGCAATTGCAACAGGCAGAAATCAATTCAGATGGAAGTGGACCGACGAAAGTTGTCTCAGGAGAAAAAGGAAAGTGGGAACTTCACTAGCGTTGACGATTATAGCAATCTTCTTGGCAATCGGAGTCGAATACTTGATGAACAAATAATCAGTTCAACTTGTATGCTTGGCCGCGAGAATCGAATCGTTCTCCAATCATCTGGATGATACCTTTCTCGACCAATCGCCTGAGAGCTTCCTTGATATGAGTCTCTCGCATTGGTTCAGAAAGATGCCTTCTGAACTCCATGACTCGCATTTGAAA